AAGCGTTTGGCTCCCGTTGTCTGGGAATCTCTGCGGGATGCAGACCAGCCGGAAGAGCAGCCGTCCATCGAAGTAAAGGCGAAAGCCACTGACATAGACGAGCGTGCTGAACTGCTCGCACGTCTGGAGTTAATGACTCAACTATGAATATCGAACAGTTGAATGCCAAGCGTGAATCGCTTTTGGCTACGGCTCGTGAGCTTGCATCCGGTGATGGTGACCTCGCACAGGTGAAGTCCATCATGGCTGAGGCAAAGAACATCGACGAGCGCATTGAGACAATCAAGAGCCTTGGTGCTTCCGCTCCTGTCGTTGCACCTGCTGTCAACCCACAGCCATGGAAGGGTGGCATTAACGTTCAGCGCAACCCATTCAATGGATCCGCTGACGAGAAGAACCTGAAGGCTTACACCTTTGGTCAGTTCGCTCGCCACTTGGCTGGTGTCAAGTCTGCTACAAAATGGCTGTCTGACAACGGACACCTGAAGGCACAGACCGAAGGCACAGACAGTGCTGGTGGATACACGGTTCCAAACATCGTTTCATCGGATTTGATTTGGCTCCGTGAAATGTACGGTGTTGCTCGTCGCAACTCGCGCATCTACCCGATGTCCTCGGATACCTTGCTTGTACCTTCCGCTACTGCATCGACTACGGTCTACTATGCATCTGAAGCGACAGCAATCACGGCATCTGACATCACCTTTGGTCAGGTCTCCCTCGCAGCCAAGAAACTTGCTGTGTTGACCATTGCATCTAAGGAACTCGGCGAAGATACGGTTATCGACCTTGGCGCAGCTCTTGCCCGTGACATGGCATACGCCATTGCTAAGGAAGAGGACAACGCTTGTTTCAACGGTGACGGTACATCTACGTACGGATCCATCACTGGTATCTTGCAGGCTGTCTACGGCTTGAACGCCACCAAGGCTAACATTGCTGGTGTTGTAGTTGGTGCTGCACTCTCCGGTGCTGCATTCAGCAACTTTACATTGGCTAACTTCCAAGCCATGGTCGCAAAATTGCCAACCTACGCAGACAATGCGAAGTGGTACATGCACAAAGACCTGTTCTTTAACGGTGTGGCCGACAAATTGATTGCACTCGGTGGAAACGCTATCCTCGACATCCAGAACGCATACACCACTGCACCTACCCTTTTCGGTTACCCGATCGAGTGGGTACAGAACATGCCTAAGTCCCCAGCTGCAACAACCCCTGTTGCTATCCTTGGTGACCTCAGCAAGGGTGTTGCTTTCGGTGACCGCCGTGCAATGACTGTCGAAGTCAGCGACCAAGTCAAGTTCGTTGAGGATGCTTTGACCTACAAGGCTACAGAGCGTTTCGCTTTCAACGCGCACGATGTCGGAAATGTCAACGCGACTGCATCAAGCCGTGTTCCTGGTTCGCTTATCGTCCTCGCAACAAGCACCGCTTCCTAACCCGAAGCGTAGCCACGCAGTCAAGACCCTCGGCAGACGTGCCGGGGGTCTTTTGTCATGTGGGATACTGAGAGCATGATGACACGAGCCGAAGCGATAGCACAGGTATCCCTGTTTTTGGATGCCCAGTCCTATCCGCAGATGTCCACAACCGACATAGGAAGTATCTTAGATTCCTTCTCACGGTTCACAACTTGGACTGCCTCTACAGCCTATGCTGTCGGTGATCGTGTAGTACCTGTTGTTCCTAACGGGCGTGTGTACGAATGCCGAGTAGCAGGCACGAGCGCAACCACAGAGCCAGACTATCCGGCCTACCCCGATTATCAGTTCAAAGGTTTTTCTATTGAGGATGGCTCATCGGATCCACGCTTGACTTGGGTTGACCAAGGCCCGGCTAACGTTGAGCGTTACGACGTACGCACAGCAACCAGACAAGGTTGGCTCATAAAAGCATCCCGATGTGCTTCAGATATCGATGCCAAAGAAGGCACAAGCGATGTGAAGCTCTCACAACTCAAGGCACACTGCCTAAGCATGGCTGAGCGATACCGCCCGGTGGTGTTCGCATGAGCCCTATCCTACGCGCAACCCTGCAAGCGGGCATGGTGCGCAACATTTGCCAAACGCCTATAGAGGTTCACCGCTTCACGTTGACCGAAGATGGCAGGGGTGGTGTTACTGAGACATGGCGCAAGGTAGCCGAGTACAAGGGCAGGCTATCCAACCAGAACGATACAGAATCGATTGTAGGCGGTGGCATCCAGCCATCAGCCACATGGACTATTACCCTTGCGGTTAGTGCTGATGTAATGCCACACGATCGAATCTATGTGGTTGGGGATGAATCAAAATACTACGACGTAGTGGGCACAGATTTCGGTCAGACTGACCTTATTGTGCAACATGTCGGACTAGTGGAGCGGACGGCATGATGGCAGAATGGATGCAACTAGGCGCGGTGATAGGTATTCCTTTGATTGCTAGTATCAGCGGTTTGTATAAGATGCTGTGGGATATCAAGAGTGATATCCGTATTCTGGTTCACGATGCCAAGCAGACCGAAGCGGATCTGGTAGTAATCAAGAAGGCGATAGCGAGACTAAGCGAGCGAGTAGCAGCACTGGAGGCAAGGCAATGAACAGCATTTCAATCAAGCGATTGGTGGTAGTTGTGATCGTGGCTTTTGTCGCTGCTTTCACAACCGTTTTCGGTGATGGTGTACGCACTGCTGAAGCAAAGGATGTTGCCGAGCTGGGAGCCGTCATGGCACTGTACGGAAGCAAGGCGGTAGCGGCTGGTGTCTCAGCTTCGGTGTCTAGTGTGCTGGCGTTCTTGACGATGCCTTTTAAGGGTGTTGAGGCTAGTGCCTTGAAGGTGGGTAAATGAACCTCCAGAACTTCAGGATTGAAAAGGAACCAGCACCTTCTACCGACTGGCGTGTGTTTGGTGACATCGAAGATGACAACGGTGATGTACTAGGTACGTTTGGTGTTGATGGTACTTCCGTCAATCAATGGTGGGTCATGCAGGATGAAGCATTTCAGTACGGTATCGTGCAACAGTTTGCAGTGATTATGGCTCAACAAATCGCTAATGGAGATGCTGAATAATGGCTACGTATTACGTAAGAGTAGACGGCAATGATGCAAACTCCGGTACTGGTTCTGGAGCTAATCAGGCTTGGCAAACAATAACAAAAGCCATTGGATCAACTGGCGTAGCGCCTGGCGATACGCTATACATTGCTCCCGGTGTTTATCGTGGAACATTTACTGCTGGTTTTACAAATCCTGCAAACTCAGGTCAAAGAATAATTATTCAAGGCGACCCGACTGCTAGTCAATTTACTGGCGTTTCACCAAACCCAGTCATATTGACTAATTATCTTTTAAATAATTCAACTCCAACATCTGGTGTCACATTAAATTGTGTTAAAGATTATGTCACTTTCAATAATCTTGTATTACAAGGTTACACGGCTGGTGGCGCACCTTTATATGGTCGGTTTTTGAATTTTCAAGGTGTAGGACACATTTTCAATTATTGTCATTTTCAAGGCAACCCAGCATTTGACGCATATGCTTTTCAGATTCAAGTAACAGGTGGTGGTCAAGGGCCAATAATACAAAATTGTGCTTTTTTTACTACATTTGAAGTTGTAGGTCTTGCTACTGCTACTGCGTGGAATAGTAACACTTCAATAAAAGATTCGCTTATTGTTCATGCATCAAATGGTAACAATCAAGCAGGTGGCATAAAACTAAACAGTATTACATCTGGAAGTTTTGGCGGTGTCACTGTTTCAAACTGCACAATTATTACAGCAGGGACAGGTATTACCGCGACGAGTCTTTCAACATCTTTTCCTTCACTTGTCACAAACTCAAATATTTATGGTGCATTGGTAGGCATATCTGCAAGTTCAAACAACGGACAAATTACGCAAACCTACAACTCTATAACTGGAATTTCAACTCTGACCAATGTTGCTACTAGTGCCACAAGTGTGACATTTCCGATGACACTCTATGAGCTAGGATATTCAAGATCTCTAGGTTTTGCTAACTATCCATTATTTGCGAATATGCCAAATACATATGGAATTAGTGCTGGAATATCTACTAATGCTCCAGCATCAGACTTTTATGGTGTAACTTGGATTACGCCAAGCACTCCTACAATCGGTGCAATAGAAACCAGTAGTTATACATCTACTGGTCAATACAATCCAACCGAGCGCAACGCATCAACCATCACAATCGCTCCCGGAAGCACATCACAAAGCATTGAGTTATTCTTAGGTGTTACAGGTCTCACAGCCTCCACAAGCGGTCTGACAGCCCGCTACAACCGCACTAGGACTGCATCTGTATCTATCCCTCTAGTAGCCCGGACGATCGCTCAGGCGTGGACTGCTGGTGGCTTTGCTGAGGTTGACTCAACCAATATGCCGGGCGTGTATCGCCTCGACGTACCTGATGCGGCTTTGGCTGCTGGTGCTGACGATGTCACTGTAGTGGTTAGAGGTGCAAGCGGTACTAACGGTGCGGTCATGACAATCAAACTGTCCTCTGGTGGCTTGACGGAAGCGCAGACGGCATCTGCTGTCTGGGGTGCTTCCGTTGCCGGTTATACTACAGCTACAGATTTTGGTGGTGTAGTCAATCAAATCGATAACACGGTTACTGGTATTGATGCAGTCGTACAGGACATCCCATCAAACGTATGGGAAGAGCTACGCGCAAATCACACAACTGCAGGTTCATTCGGTGAGTACGTCAACGCTGAACTGACAACCCCGGTAACTGGCTCATCGGTTGTTCGCATGGGCCCGTTTGAGGTTAGGGCTGATGGGCTTGGGGCATCTGATCCGCTTGACATCCAGAAGGGCGCACAGCACGGCATTGATATTCAGTGTGTAGACAACAACAACGCAGGGATTGATATCACCTCTGCAACGGTAACGGCTAAGGTCTACAACAGCGGTGCTACGCTGGTTGACACTTACTCCTGTACGGCAACCTATGCAGCTGATGGCAGAGCACAGTTTACAATCGATACGACGGTAACGAACACGCCGGGCACTTACACTGCAACGATTACACGCACAACAGGTGCATCTGA